TCATGCGATGCGGGAAACACAATTAGCGCCAGCTACAAATTTTGAAATAGGAGGGCAGCATGGTTTCGGGACATGTCTCGGGACATGTCCCGAAAAGTTGGCGCGGGGTTGTGAGTTCGCGGCCGATCGACCAGACCGCGCCTGTTCGTGTGAGCACGCCAGCAAACGCGCGGAGACACTCGCAAGGTCCCTGGCGCCACGTCGCCGTGCCCCATGCATGATGGCATTGGACCTGACGAAGTGGCGTAATAAAAGCCGGGGGCGCTACACTGGGGGGATTGTCCTTGGACCTCGACCGACTACGCGAACTAGCCGGTGCCTTTCGAGATGCTATCGAGCGCGCCGACCGAAAAAGGTTGCCTATCGCCTTTGAAAATTTCCCGAGAAGAAGCTGCGGGGAAGTTGCGCCGCTTCTAGGGACGTTCCTAAAAAGCCGAGGGACGGGGACATTTCAGTATGTATGTGGATGGCGCGAAGGCCACTCCCACGCCTGGATAGAAGCAAACGAGGTAATCGTTGACATCACCGCCGATCAGTTCCCAGAGATTTTAGAGCGGGTGATCGTTACAAATTGCTCCCCGTGGCACGGCAGCTTTGAGCGAAGGGGCGACCCACACGAAGCGGACTACCTCATTTACGACGCAAACACGGCGGAGCGATGCGAAGAAACATACAGGATCATCCTTGAGAAGATTGAGAATTGAAACCTCAGGCTGCTTCGTCCGGGTCTTCTGTCCATCTGCTCGCGGGCCGGATACTCGCGATCCAATCATTGACCATCCGAACAATCTGGTCGGCGCTGTCATCTCCGGGCGCACCGGCTTTCACCACGTTGTAGCGATGACTGCCGCACGAAAATACCATTCCGGTCTGCAAAGGCGCGGCCGGATTTTCGAAGCGGTAGAAATTCACCATTGCACTGTCAGGCAGCTTAGCGTTGACGCGTTTGGCTATCCTTAGAAGGGCCTCATCGGGCGGAAGAGTCTTGGATTTCGTCATGAGGTGGTCCACTCCCCTACATCGTCTTGAAGCCGTCCAATGGAATCTCTACCGACCGATAGGCATCATTTTTGAGCTCGACTTTGAGGTCTTCCGGCTTCCATTTTTGCCCGCTGCCCATGAGGTCCAGCAATTGCCCCACGAGGCCGAGAGCGTCAACTTGGTCATCGTGCTTGCCGGCAGGGAACGATAGCAGCTCTGCGCGCAAGTCAGGATACCATGCTTCGTGAGTCGGGACATGTAACCCCATCATGGCCATTCGCCCGCGTATCGATTGCGCCCGGACCGCTTTGTCGCCTCGGGTCGGAAAATCCTCCATTACGGTCCATGTTTTCCGCTCGCGAGCGCGCTTCACGAGAAACGGCCCGACGCCTGACTTGATTTGCCCTTGTTCGAAGCCCCAGCCGTTGGGCTTCCATTTTTTGACGAGATCGCACCAGCTTTCGACCCACAAATCCGAGGCGGTTTGACCACGCCATAGATCGAGCAACCAAGGCCGATCCTCCGGATCGATGCCTATCACGACATGGACCGTGTAATCGCCGCCGTTCGCCGTCACGGCGAAATCCGAGCCGCCATAAGTGAGCAGCGTGCTGCGATCTGGCACCTTGAGATACGGTCTAAGCCACTCTTCCTTGAAATAATCTCCGGTGTCTGGCGCCGGCCGCTGCTGATAGAGCGCCGACCAATTGCGTGCAGTCTGGGTGGCCTTTTCGTGTTGCAGGAATTTCGCGTAGCCGTACGCGTCGTCCCAAAGCCACTCGCCCGGTTTTCGGTACAACAGATCATTTGCCTCCGCTTCTGCCGGCAGAGATACGACTTCCCATTGGTCGCGCCCGCATGCCATTTCCTCAAGCGCGCGCCCAGCGAGGTCATCCTCATGCCATCGCGTCTGAATAAGCACAACGCGACCGCCAGGCCGCAGCCGCGTCGACAGATCGGACTTGTACCAATCCCAGACCTTCTCCCGAACATTCTCGGAATCGGCATCCTCGCGCGAGCGGATCGGATCATCAATTACCGCCAGATCAGCCCGAAAGCCGGCAATGCCGACGCCGACGCCCGCCGCGTAGTATTCGCCCCCTGTCGTGAGCGCCCAGCGGCCGGCTGCCTTGCTATCTCCCGCCAAGGCGATGCCAAGTGTGGGCCCGTGTTCGACGATCAGATTTCTAATTCGACGCCCCCATTTTTCGGCCAGTTCCGTCGTGTGGGACGCAGCGATGATTGATGCGCCGGGCATTGCCGCCATGAACCACGGCGGGAATAAAATCGAGCCATAGGTGCTCTTTGCTGACCCCGGAGGCATGAACACCGCGAGCCGATCGATTTCCCCCAGCGCTACCTTCTGCAGGCGATCAATCAATAGCATATGGTGCAAAGCAGGCTCGAAACCGCAGTGGAGACACCATCGGGCCAGACTTCGTCGGACCTTGCGACGCAGGATTTCCGCGTCGAGGCGCCCATCGGTTGAGAGCCGCTTAGCTAGCGCCGTCTGCATAGGCCGCGATCTTGGTGGCAATGATCTTGAGCGCCTCGATCTCCTCATCCGACAATTTGGAGAGATTGGCCGGATCGAAGAGCTCGATCTTGCTGGTGACCTCGTGACGCTCGACCGACCCTCCCGGCAGGCTGCGCAACAAGGTAGCGCCGGCCTCGGTCTTATTCGCAAAGATGATCTCCATCGGCTCTCCGGTCTCAGGATCGATCTTCAGCCGGGAGATCGCCTTCGCCAAGTGCCGAGGTAACTCCGATATTGCCCGGAGCTTTCGCCTTTTGCCGGTCAGGTCGGTGGGATCGCGCTCGTATAAATCACGCGGATCGGCCTCGACGATGGGGAGCAACTGGTGCCGAATATAATCCGCATGGATTGCAGACATCTGCTCAAATTCGACACGCAACTCATCGATCCGCGCACGCACGGGAGGCTTGTTAGCCAGCTTGCTCGCATTGAACGGGTGCCATTTTGGGTCGCCCCCGAAGCCGGCCTCACGGTAGGCAGTCCCGAGCGGAGTCAAGGCCGCGACCTCGCGCGCGAACCGTTCGTGCCTGGTATTTCGGAGCCTGTGTCCCATCACATGGTCAAATGCTAGAATATCTTTTCTCGCGCAAGAGCAGGAATGCAGATGTTGCATACCACCGGTACGGCGGCGGACGAAACGGGTTCGAAGGCGAAATAATCGCACTCGCACCGCATGTTGTTCGCCTTGATTCCATATTGCCACAATCCGCGTCCTTGCGCCATCTCGACCCCTCCGCTCGCCCCAACCGTTAGTCCCATGCCGGTGGTGAAGGTTCGGAGCGAGGACATAGGCGACCAGTCCCGAAGCCTCGCTTCGAGACGCGTCCCCAGTCCTTTGCGATCATGCCGGCGGAGCCAGGCCCGTCGCTTCGGACCCCGCGCTGCCGATGGTGGCGCGCAGGTCGCGTCTACTTGCGCCGATATTCATCTCGGCGGCAGCCGCCCTCACGCTCTAGGCCGGGCTTGCCTTGGCTGCGTCCCACAGTAGGCCGAACGATGCGCGCCGCTGCCGTCTTAGCCGACCAGTGCGCCCGTACGCTTTACAAATTTTCACATCAGACGGCTTGCGCTCGCCGCTCGTTCAATTCCTTCATTAGGGTGCCGAATCGTTCCCGCATCCGTTGACAATGCTCCGGGCTAAACTCGATCAGCGGCTCCGCGGCCAAAAGTTTGCGCAACGTCAAGGCGCGGCGCTTGACGCGCCATACCTCGGAAAGGGCAATGCGCCGCAGCTCCGCAGGTGCCGGACGCCAATGATAATCGTAGGGGTAACCACGCTCGTTCGTACCGCAATCGCCGCGATACCATTGCCGGACTGCCGCAGCGACCGCCCAATGCGGCACTTCATCAAGCGCTGCCTGAAATGCCTCGCCAGTAGCTTCGGCGGCGGCATCGTTTTGTTGTGGTGCGGGCAACGCGAGCATCATCCTGGTGATGATGATCAAGGTGGCGCCCGCCCATTCGTCATCATCATCCGGCGTCTGCGCACACAGCGCATCCAATGCCGCAACATATTTTTCGATCTCAGCGCGCTCGCCTTGGCCCAAGGTCAAGTTCGCTGGGAGTGTCGGCACCGTCCGGTATTTGCCGTCGACCGTCGATGTCTGCCGCTCGTCTTTCATCAATGCGACGCGCGAGGCGACCCAAGCCGGCCAGAATGGCATCCGATCCAGTCGGCGCACGTCCGGGAGCGAGATTGGTTCTGGGGCCTTGGCCCCGGTGTGGAAGGCCATATCCCCTCTCCATTGTGTTGATGACCCAATTGCGCCAGCATGCAGCCCAGTCGCGCTTGCAGGCGCCGCTGCCGCTTTTCGCGGTCCAGTAGTTTTGGAATTTTTCGGCCTCAGTTCCGATGCGAGCTAGCGGAAGCCCTCGGTCGCTCGCGAACGCAATGTCTGCATTTGACGGCTGCCAATCGGGCGGCAACCGCGATCCCCGATTCGTTGATGATGCTTTGGTGCGCGGTTGCGAGACCGTCAGAGCGTTGCGTTCGAGCCGCTCGACCAGGCGCACCGCCTCGACCGCGCTGCCGTCGCTCGCGAAATGATCCTGGAGAGCCGTCGCGATTGGAGTGCTTGCGCGATCCGAATCGGCGATCGGCTTGCCATTGGCGTCGAAGGCCTTAGCCTCCATCATGACGCCTTCCCCCCAATCATGAGGTAGCGAGTCCGCACGATGTAGACCTGGATGTGCCGCTGCGGTCGTCCGGCTGAAATCAGGTACGGACCGACTCGGCGCACCATCACAATACGTCCGGGATGCGGAAAATGATTGCGGGAAGGCTCCCGCTTCGTGTATGCGAACATTCGCTGTTTAATTCCCTTGCCCGGCCCTTGGTGGCCGGGCATTTTTTTGGTTGGCCTATGCCGCGGCCGCGCCGGTCTCCGCGGCGCAGGACCCTGTACGCTGCGCAAGCGCACTGCGGATAAGCTCCCGCGCCGCCTCGGCACGTGATGG